CCCCATACGTTCCCACGCGGTGTTGGTCAAAAGCCTGCGTACTAGTGAATACACGCCCACATTCGCGGCATCCAGTGAAAGCCTTCCTTGTATTCTCAAATTGGCTGATATGAGCCTCTAATGGCACGTTCCTGACCCCTCCGTATCGTCTTCTATTTCTATTTCAATCTCACCTACCGATAAAGCAGTCTGCCACATCTCTGCAAAGCGGTCTATCTCAACGTCTACTGTCACGCCTTCAGGGAAGTTGTCAGTGTAAACATCCGTCTCTTTTGGGTTGGATGCGTTGGTCATACAGCCGCCTATGGTTGACACCAAAAACACAACCATACCTTTGTTTTTTGGTAATTCCGCTGCGATTAGCATCATAGCCTGGGCCTCACTGTGATCCTTGATATCTCCCCGTCAATTTTATCGTAAGTGATTACCTTTGCGCCCCTCCTAGACACCCAGCCTCCACGCGCTGCATAGGCGTCTCTGGCGGCTAAAGTTGGGTGTTGCTCTGCTATTGCCCCGCCATCTTCTACCACTCGCTCGTGATGGTAATGACCTGTATGAATATAGGTGTAATTCGCTTTACCCCACATCTCTCGGAATCGAGGCTCACTAGCAAACAGCTTATGCAACTGCGGCAGCTTCATCTTGTGGCCGTGATGAAACGCCAGCATAGTCTGGCCGTGTAGGTATGCATAATAGGGGTAGTCATTATCAATCACCTCTACTCGCCGCTCTTTGCTGAAGAGGTGCGCTAGGTGTTTACGCAGCCAGATGGAGCCCGAAATATCGTGATTACCTTCCGCATTCACAATAACTACCCTGCCGAAATGGCCCAGCATGATGTTTACCGCCTCGGCCATTACTGACATTGTGAGGTCTACCAGCTTTGCGTACCGGGTGTCTGCGTCCAGAATATGGCCCGACTGCGGAGTCACGTTAAGTATGCCGTCCCAGTGCAGGAAGTCACCCAGCTGACAAAGCATCCCCACCCCTGCCTTGGGTGAGGCTGAAACCATGTCGTGGATAGAATTCAGGAAGACGTCACGGGCGATCTTGATATCCCAATCATCGCCGGTCTCTGCCTCATAGGCGTACATGCCGAGATGGAAGTCAGTGATCGTTAAAAGGCTCAGCAGCGAGTTTTCTACCTTGCCAGGCTTCTTGGTTGGCTTGAACCTCGGAACGTCCTGGTGCGCCTCCTCTAGCCGTTCTATCAAAATCTCAAACTGGCGCTTCTCATCGGTTTGGGACTTAACCCACTGCCGCACTGGACGGCCGTCATCATCATAGAACGTAGATACGCCCTTAATCTTATGGCCGTCAGGTACAGGGTGATTCCAATCATGCTCCGGGCTGTATCCCGCTTTCGCGGCCCGCTCCTTCACTCGGCGCATACTGCGGTACACGTTGCGGAGATCCATCTGCAACCTGTCGGCAATTTCCCTATGACTTAGCCCTTGGGTTTTTAAGGTATAAATCTGTGCCTGCCGCTCTGTCTCACAGAACTGCATCATTGGGTGTTCCGACACTTAGCCCCCCTTGAGTGTCATAAACTCCGAATCCGCTGGACAGGTCAATTGTACACCAAGATCAAGGCACCAGTTTTGAATTTTATCCATGAATTCAAGCATCTCCCCGCGATCCAGAGAACTGGTCTCACGAACCTGATCCTTAATTATTGTTTTACCTACAACAAGGTCTGCGGTTCCGAGAAACTTGTACTTCACAAGGGTTTTCATTTTCTCTTCAGTCAGGTCAGGCATCGTCTTCTGGAAATGGACGGTCATCTCTCTCACCCACAAATGAAACAGCGCGTTCTGGCTTAGGCTGCGCTTCGGCTTATACGGTGACACTTTCCATTGAACGGGGTTTTCCCAGTTCCAGTTCTTCCGCAGCCAATCCTCAAAAAAGACCAGCCTCTGAGTAATTTCATCCGCACTCTTTACCATCCAAAATTCACCCATGACTCCCTCCTATAACAGTTCTTGGATCTTTGGCGGCGTGACGCGCTCACCTACACTGAAGGTCTGACCGGCCGTGTCATACAGCTGAATGATCCCCTCAAATGGAGCCTTGCGCTGTTTTGCCACTATGGCCCGGAAGTCGGCCTGCTCCTGAAGTATCTTCCGCTCCTTGTCATCGAGCGATATGCCGTACTCCTGCTTGGTCTTGATCTTCGCCCGGAGCTTGTTGTGCCAGACGATTATGAGCAGGTGGCACTGGTCAACAATCGTGCTGCCGCCCCTGATATCAAATCGAGTCGGGACATACTCATCACCTCCCCGGTCGGGCTTTCTGACATGGTGAATAATGCAGATGTGAACCTTCAGGGCTGAAGCAAGGCCAATCACCTGATTGAACCAAAGCCGCTCGCGCTCGATGTCATCTGAGACCCCCGTAAATTGAAGGTTATCAATGACAATGAGCTTGCAGCCTCTCTCCGCCATAGCCGCAATCGCCCCCAGGCTCTGCAGCGGCTTCACTCCGCCCAAAACGCGATACCAGCAGAATCTTGGCTCAATCCACTCAGCAAACCGCTCGCCCATCTGCCGGGACGGGTTGTTTACCGCGACAGCCTGCTTGCACATCAGCTTAGCCGTGTCCTCAACGTCCATCTCAAATGACGCTAGGCCCACCATGCATTCCTGAGCGGCGTGAACCATGATCTGGCTAATGAAGGTGGACTTTTTGTGGCCGTTAATCCCGGCTATGACTGAGCATTCACCCATCCGTAGCCTGACCTTATCGTGGGTATTACCCCACGGCATCTTTATCCCGGTCTCAGATGGGGACTTTTCCAGCCGATCTAAAAACTCATCCCTAAACGCGTCTATGCTGACTACATCAAGGTCTTCGACCTTAGCGTAGATTTTCTGCAAGTCAGCGTCAGTGAAATCTTCAATCTCAGAATGTGACAGTCTCATATGACCAGTTCTCCCGTAGTGCTATTAGTTGTTTTTGGGAATACGGACTTCCACCCGCATTCAATTGCGCGATCAACGCACTCACGCTGCTCGTAGAATGACACCTCCTTTAACTTATTGGCAACGATAGTCAGCGACCTATCAGTACATGGTGCCTTGAACTTCTTCCGGTACTGAACCCAATCCTTCCAGACGTCAGGATCAACTCCTTCAGGAACCTTACGGCTATGTTTTTCCCTTTGGTGGTTAATTGGTGGTTCTATGGTGGTTAGAGTATTCATTTGCGTACTGCTAGCAGTCTTCAATTGCGTACTGCTACCAGTATTCAATTGCGTACTACTAGCACTAGTATTCATTTGCGTACTACCAAGGCTTAACGTGTAGATTGTGGATTTGTTAAATCTTGGCTCTTTAGCTATGAGACCTAGCTCCACCAACGACGCTAGCGCCCTCGATACGGCATTACGGCTCGCGCAGCTTCGGGTCATGATGTCCTCATATGACGGGAAGCATCTCCCCTGGGCATCAGCCCGATCTGCTAGCGCAATTAATACAGCCTTTTGGGTACTGGTTACGTTAGTGACATGATTCAAGGCCCAGTTGATGGCCTCAATGCTCATTCTTGGCGATCTCCGTTGCTACCTTCCAGACAAAGCCATTGCGCTTACCACCCTTCTTGAGTGCCGCCAGGTAGGTAACCTTATCCTTCGCGGATATAGACTTACCCGTCTCCCTAGCGTGCTCTACAAACTCAACGATGAAGTCCTCAAGCACATCGCTGACCCGCTTGATATTGGCCTTGTAGTGCTCATCTTCCGGGTATAGCGCGTCCCAGCCCAATCCTATGCTAGCCAAGACTTCTAGGGCTCCGCAGCCGCCAAAACAGTGAATGAGAATCCTGCCATCGCCCTTTTCTGTAATGCTCAACGACGGCGTTGAGTCATCATGTGACGGGCATCTAGCAAGCCATTTGCCATTACCGACCGACTTGTACTTATCCAGCCGATCCAAAATTATCTGTACTGACATAACCCCCCCAAGTTATAATTTATAGGCAATCTCATGATTGTGACCTCCCTTGCTGGCCCCCTCCGGGGGGCCTTTTTTATTTGAGAAAGTCGCTCACTGGAATGTTGAGAGCAGAGCAAACTAGCACAACGCTACTCAGCAGCATATCCCCTTGCGACCGCCATCTTGAAATTTGCTGGGGGGACTTCCCTGTCCTCTTCGCCAATTCAACAGAACTGACCCCCAACTCTTTTTGTAGCCTGCGTAGCCTTAGCCCAGTGTTCAAAATGGAAGATCCTCTGCTGGCGGTGCTTCCTTAAACTCAGGCATTGCAGATTTAGCCTGCTGCGGCTTGGGGCTGGATTTTGCAAGGTCAATGTTGACCCAGCCATTCCTATCAATGCCGCCAGAGGCAATCTTGCTGGATAGCCACTCACGAAACTTCTCAAGGTTGATTGATAGCTCATACTCAACAAAGTCTGGCTTCCAATCCGCAGGGGATCTGACACTTAAACCTTCAACTCTGACCCCTTCCCTCGCATCGCGGTCATACCAGGTCGCATTGTGGGTGTAGTTTCGCTCGCTCATATTGCGCTCTCCTCATTTAAGATTTGCTTCTTCGCGTTACTGATTGCTGGCCCTTTGAGGTATTTCTCCTCGGCCGTGGTGAATACACCGCCCTTTGAAGGTGCTCTTCTCAGGGTGTGCTTGGTTTCATCATCGAGTTCTAAATAACACTCTGCAGCCATCAGTTCATCATCATTCTGAATGGCCTGCTTGATGAAATAGACGGACTCAAAGTGCTCACGAACGCAAGCAATATGATCCATTAACTCTTTACTAAACTGAACTGCTGGGTTGGGCGCGGCATCCTTGAAATCATCCGACTCTTCCTCAGAGTAAGCGTCACCGCTAGCCCCAATGAGCTTGAGGATCACGCGATCCTTAGCCCGCTTCTCAGCCATCGCAGCGTAATACTTATTCTGGCTGGTTGTCTTTGACGCCTCACCCACAGACCATGCTGACTGATCTCCGAGGTGCCCGGTCACCCGCATGATCACATGGTCAGGGCTTGCGTAGGCGAACTCTGGCTCGTCAAACGTGATGTTTAACTTCTCTGCCACCCGCTCCAGAGCCTTATGCTTGACGGCGTAAATGCCTGGGCGTACCGGCCAGCAAGCCGACTCTGGCGTCTCACCAATCTCCCGTAGGATGGTGCCTAACCTCTCTGGTATGTCGCTCATCGCTGCCTCCTGAAGCCGTTATCTTCCATCTGGGCAAGGGTGTAGCCGTCACTAAAGCCGTAACGGAACGCCTCTGATTGGCGCTCTACACCCCAATGATCGCAGGCATAGCCCGCAATGAACCCGTTCTTGAATTCAGCCTCAAGGCGGCTAGCGACGCCCTCCCACCTTTCGGCCATTATTGGGTCTAATGAGCTCAAGTCCATTGGCTCAGCCAAACGCGATTGATCGTTCTTCTGCATCTAAAAGATCCTCCCAGATCTGCTTTCTAATTGACTCCCAGAACACCGCTCTGGTCGTTACATAAAGGGTCTCCTCCCGCTTGGGGTTAAAGACCTCCAAAAACCATTCACCCTGATTCACAATGTCCGGTGGCACATAGTCATCAAGCCAATCACGGTGCTCCTGCACAAAATACTCTACGCACTCAACCATAAGGTCTGGCGATACGTTGCTGAAATGTAGCCCCGTGCCGCGCCACATCTGATCCTCAATATCAAGGAAATAAATTAAGTCTTCTGCAATTACCATAACTCCTCCACTGTTTTAATTCTTTCACCTATCCAACGCATTACCGGAACAGCCATTGAGTTGCCTAGCGCCTTGTATCGAGGCCCGTCAGGACATTTCTCAGCTGGTTTGTTGCGGTACGGGATCTGCGTGAAGCCGTCGGGGAATCCCTGTAGCCTCTCGCACTCCGTTGGTGTCAGGCGTCTGACTGCCATGCCCTTAGCCACCGCAGGCGGGTCACCCCCAGAGAGCATTGACGGGCTAACGTCATACCCCAGAGCGCCCATTGCGTCACCGTTGGCGTTGGAAGGGAAGGCCACCGTGTTGAAGCCATCAGCCCGGCTGTAGTCGTGGCAGGTGGTCTCCAAGGTTGCCGCCACATCGCTTTGCTTGTTGCCAGCGAATGTCACCGGCAGGATGTGGTTGCTTTCAACGCCCTCCGTGCCTCGCGGGCCTTTACCCATGCCGGCGGTCAACGGCCCCACCATCGGCACAATGGCCTCGCACTTTACTCGCTCGTTTCCTGTGCGACTGAATGGAGGGCCTGTAGTAACAGCGGGGGCAACTCTTTCCCCCTCTTCTCTGCTCGGCGGAGAATTCCCGAACAAGCCTTCGCGCTCAAAAAGAACCGCTGCGGGACGTCTCCAGTCTCCAAGGTATCCGACAACGAACACACGACGGCGTCGCTGGGCCACTCCCCACCACTGAGCGTCACAGACTCTGTAGGCGAACCCATACCCCAATTCGACCAACGCCCCGAGGAAGGAGCCAAAGTCCCGTCCTCCATTCGATGACAGGACGCCGGGCACATTTTCCCAAACGATCCACTTGGGCTGTTTTCGTTGAGCAAGCCTAAGAAATTCGAGTGCCAAGTTGCCACGGTCATCATCCAATCCCTTTCTAAGTCCTGCGATGCTGAATGACTGGCATGGCGTTCCTCCGACAAGAAGGTCAATTGATCCATACTGATCCGCCCCAATGGTTGTGAAGTCGCCGTGAACCGGCACCTCTGGATAATGGTGTTCCAATACGGCTCGTGGGAAAGCCTCTATTTCGCTAAAAAAAGATGGCACCCAACCAAGTGAGTGCCACGCCATAGTTGCGGCTTCTATACCGCTACAGACAGATCCGTACCTCATTCGCACGCCTCTGCATACAAGCCCTTGTAATCAGGCCAAACGCCATCGCTGACGTTCTTGCAATAGACCTCTTGGTCAGCCAGAGCGTCCTCATACTCTGATGTGCCGACCAAAAACATTGAGGCAATGATCACCGCGATTAGCGCAAGTAAATGCTCTGGTATGTCTGACATGATCCCCTCCCGGGCCGCTTACATGGCTGTGTATCCAGCCGATAAGGAGATATTACAGATCAACATCTATGTTGTCTACACTTTTATGTAGATTTATTTGAGCGATTATATCTGTGCGATTTGGAAGCCCATGCATGGATTTCCAGATATGTCACGACAAATCGAGATTGTGGTTTTAGATGTGGCAGATGTAACGGACACAAAGTGGCAGTTCGTGTCCGAAAAGAGAGCCATTCGGTCTGACAAAGTGAAAAACCCATCAAAGTCATCAAACCCATCAAAGTCATCAAAGTCATCAAACCGCATAGGTAAGCGGTTTGTCAGGTTTGTCAGGTTTGTCAGGTTTGATGGGTTTGTCGGTTTGTCAGACCGGATAGCAATGGAAACCCATAGTTGGATTTCCAAATCAGGGGGGTATAAAAGTAGATTCTAGTTTTAGACCTTCAGCTGAAGGCTAGAAGAGAGATTAGCAGAATGTTCAGGGCTACGGCCGAAAGGAAGAATATGCCAGCCTCGGCTTCGGTGAGGTGCATAACGCGAGACTTGCATACCTTGCCGATAATTTTGATGTAGTGCATAGCAGCCTCCTAGTATGACCAGATAGTGGGGTTAGGGCGGGATAAATCCCAATCAAGGTGTATAAATCGGGCAGATCCCTTCTGGTTTATGCCGATCCGGGGCACATCGTTGATTACAGCCACCGCACAGAGCCTATGAGCGTCTTTACCGCTTACCCCTATGTCTACCGCCTTCCCCGTCGTATGTGCGCCCACAGGCCGTCCTGCACGGCTCTTATCGGCTTCTATAGGGTGGTTGGTGCA